CAAAGCGCAGGGGGTTACATTTAAACTCGTAGATAAATATCTAAAGAGCCCTCGTTTTCTAAAGTTTATACGCTGGGCCCCAGAGAATATTAATATAGACTACGATGATCTTACTGGCGAAGCTCGCTACTTCTACACAATGAATGATAAGGTCAATAAATCAATACGAGAAGGTAAACCAGAAGTTCTATTGCGTGTGCCAAAACTGTTTATCGATGCTATAAAATCCAATAAGAAAATAGAACTAGATCCTCGTAACCTATTCCACTTAAAACGACCTACCCTGGCAGAAGAGGATCAGGGATGGGGCAAACCTCTGCTACTACCCACGATGAAGATGCTATGGTACATGCAGACATTACGAAGGGGCAACGAAGCTATAGTTGCTGATCACCTTATTCCTAATAGAGCAGTGTTCCCCTCTGCGCAAGGCAACCTGGACCCATTTACTCAACTTAATATGGGGCAGTGGAGAAGCAACGTAGAGGATCAGATATTAAAGTGGAGGCGGGATCCAAACGCCATCGGTATATTCCCTATACCTATTGGCTATCAGTCTCTTGGGGGAGATGCCCGTGTTCTAATGGTTACCCCCGAACTTAAGTACTTAGAAGAATCTATTATTAATGCACTCGGCGTGCCAATTGAATTTATCAAAGGTGGTTCCACCTGGACAAGCTCTTCGGTATCCCTGCGTATAGTTGAGAATCATTTCTTATGCTATAGAGAAGAGATTGATAAGTTTATTAATTATTTTATTGTCCCAAAGATTAGATACTTCCTGGGTTATCCCCCAGTAACTCTGAGATTGAAGAGATTCAGAATGATGGACGACTATCAGACTAAGGAGGTCATGTTACAGATGGCCCAGCTCGGCAAAGTTTCTGATACTTATCTGCTCACAGAGTTCGGTATTGATGTTCAGGAAGAAAGAGAGAATAGAAAGAACGAAGTTAGAATACAGTCTGAAGTACAGACACAAATGATGATAGCCCAAGCTGAAGCTCAAGGTAAAGGACTTGTACAGCAAGCCCGTTATCAAATGCGCGCACAGTATGATGCTATCGAAGAGAATTCCCGCATTAAGGAGAGAAAGTTTGCGGCTGAACTTGTGAAAGAATTAGGTCTAACAGACATAGACCCCTCCGATTTCCTGGAAAAACAATCCATTATGATCGAAGGTTTGGATGCCAAGAAACAGCAAGAACTTCTAGCAATATACCAGGCACAATCTCCTATAGCCTTTGGTTTCATTATGAAACGGCTACAAAACTTAGCCGGCATAGATCCTGCCATGGCAGCTCAGCAACAAATGGAAATGGAAGGTATGAAAGAACAGGATAAGATGCAGGAGAAACAACATGCACGAGATATAGAAAAGTCCAAAGTCGATGAGAAGCGTGCAGTTAATGATCATGAACGAAAAATAGAACGAACAGCAGTAGACATGACTAAGAAAGAGCATGATGTAAAGATGGAAAAGGAACGCCCTGTTTCTAAGGAGAAAAAGTAATGGAGAAGTATGGGATTTTACACGAATATATATGCTCTTGCGGATATCATGTTATAGCACGAGATAGTGGGGAAATAAATGAGATTGTAAAAGAGGCCTCTGTCGGAATGTTTGGAATCCCGCACATGCATGAATTCAAGGAGGTATTTGACGATGGACGAGAGGAAAGTAGCAACCTTCGACCTGAGCAATATGCAGGAGAGAAGTGAGTATGAAAGAATACTTAATACACATTCCATAATTAAAGAAGAATTTGGTTATATGAGAGATGGAACGCCCAAAGTTACTGTCTGGTATGTTGTGGAAAATGAGTAATAAAAAAGGCCCGAGTAATCGGGCCTTGTTGTTTTAGGAGAGTGGGGTTTTTGTATCGGGGAGATAATGAACTACAGTGGATATATACAAGAGAATGGGTATAATAAGCCACCAACCAGTCAGCATAATAAATACTGCATAACTAACTATACGAGCGCTAATTAGATGAAGAAGACTTGTTAAGCCTATTTCAGGTATCATTGTATATTGAAGAAGCAATTGTCCTATAAATGAATCATAGTCGAATTCTTTTTCACTTATTAGTTTTCTAAATAATACAATTGCTATAGCTAACTCCATTATAATCCCGGCTGTCTGAGCTATCCAGTTTGTTCTTGTTATTACATATGCTAACAGTGCTGCAACCCCGCTAAAGGGTAGTCTTACTTTAAGCATATTCTTTCAACCATCCGAGCATCTGTTCTCTCTTATCGTCCCATAAGAAATTCTTGTATACTCGTTCTATGGCTGCTTCGTTGATAACCTTTTTTCTTCCGTTGGCTAACCACTTCTGATATTCTTTATCCAAGGCTTCTACATATAACTTTGGGTTAACTAAAGGACGCATATGCCCATTGTCCATGGCTATATTAACATGTGCATAGTTCGGAACAATATGCCCAGTATCCCCAAGCATCTCTGGAATAGCCGAATTGTTTGGTGCAATAGAGGTGGTTCCTACAGCGGAAGCCTCGATAAGAGAAAGGCCCACGCCTTCACCAAGAGTAGAACTAAGATTGACATCCGCCATATTATATATCATATTCATCTCTTCGTCCAGAATCGGTGTGGCATACACATTTCCGGCGAAAGCTGATATAATCTTGTTTACGTCCTCGTTTTCAAATCCAGCGTTTATCATATGCGCCTGAAGAACATTCGCTCTTCCAGGACCCATCATTCTTTCTTGCGTGTTGCAATGCATATAAAGTATAACGTCTTCATGTCCGGGGTGCTCCTCTACAGCATCTGATAAGGGGCATCCATTGAGATCACAATGCGGCCGCGTAGAAAGATACGCATTACCACACTTACAAACTTTATACCCTTTGGCAAACATTGCCCATGCTCTTAAAACTCCGGGTAAATGCTTACGAGGTTGGAATCTATTGTTTGAAAACGCAAGAAATTTATTGTCCCAGCCCTTAGTTTTTCTTAATTGGAGAGACGCCGCCTCGGGAAGAGGATGAAATAGATCAAGATTAACCCCATGATATAAATACTCAATATTAGTTTTACTTAGTTCTGGGATAGCTTCTTTTATGGAGTTGATTCCCCATTTTGTATAGGTTATGAGTTTATTAACATTTAGCATCGTTTGCCCCCAACTACGGGACACCGGGTTCCCATCTATAGGAAAATAGATAACTATCGGTATTTTATCATTGAACTTCTTAATTGAGGGTAAAAGGAAATCGATGTTAAATATGTCCTGGAATAGAAGAATGATATCCGGGTTAAAGTCAGGAAGAACCCTCTGCATACGGTCTAAGCCGAGCAGATCCTGTAGGTCAACCGGGTAAATAAAATATTTGGTAGTATCATAACGATGAATACCATAATAATTTACTCCCAGGATTGCTACTTCGAAGTCTTTGTGCAGGTCTCTAAAAAGGTTTTCGGCGACTATTCCGAACCCCGTTTTTACTGTGGGGGAGTCGGACCAAATGAGTAACTTTTTCTTCACGCGTGTGTATTGGTTGGTTGTCTTGTACCTCTATTATACGAAAAATTCTACTCAAAGTCAAATCGTTTGGCCCTGGAAAAGTCGATTTGGCAACATTTAATTTCCGATTTTTTTGGCCCTATTTGCGGCCCCTCGTCTTGTTAGGGTAAAAAAATGCAAGACGATATGCATTTTTTAATGGCTGCGGTCGTGAATGATAACGAATTCACACCCAAGTAATGCCTCTAATTTCTCTTTACGAATGCGGTCATCTTTAGTGCGCTTATCATGGTATTTCTCATTAACTTCAAAGATTGTATTTGTTTCCGCACAATAGCCGTCTACACAATATGGTAAAGGAATAAATGTTTTTTGGCGTATGATGGTACTTCCGCGTCGTTTTTCTTCAGCGTCAAGAAGAAGCTTTTCATTTTTTCCTATACGTAGTTCGCGGACTTTATTAGCACATTCTTGGCACTGTGTTGTATTTTCAGTGATAAGGCTATACCCTGCTACAACTATGTCATTTCCACAACTACAATCACAATGAAAGTAGGTGTGGCTACGTTTATCTCGATGTGAAAATTCTTTTACTTCTAGTTTTCCATACTTCTTGCCAATAAGTTCGCGTTCTTGACATCTTCCGCAAGATGAGGTGTGACTATTAAGAAGAGAAGTTCCCTGTGTAACAATCTTGTTTCCACAACTACAATCACAATGAAAGTAGGTGTGGCTACGTTTATCTCGATGTGAAAATTCTTTTACTTCTAGTTTTCCATACTTCTTGCCAATAAGTTCGCGTTCTTGA